ATGCAAGCTCTACGTTTGGGAAAATTAAAGTACAAACATTAGACGACTTCTATCAAGATGCGTCTCAAAATATATCTGGAGGAAGTTATAATATAAGTAAATATGTAGATGTAACGCAAAGTGTTATAGAAGCTCCTATTACATACAAAACACTAGATTTTAAATATAAAGAACCTAAAACGCTAATAGCCAAACAACATCAAGAAGATTTTAATGATGTGTTTGGAGACGAAAGCTTTACTTTATCTAATGTAGATTCTGGTAAGACACATAAAATAGAATTGCCTTTTGAACACATGAAATACGAAAGGTTATTTGATGATAACAATGGCGATATAACAGAAATACTATGGGGTTATGCAGCAGACGGTAAGTTTGATAGTCAAATAGACACTTATCCAGCATTAGGAGATTACGATCCTGTTTTAACCAATCCGTTATTGTTTTATGGAATTAGAGAAACAATGGTAGGCACAACACAATATATAAATTGGATTGATGTTGACAATATACCTAATAACCCTCCTAATAACATAACTAGATACTGGCGACCTAGCAATACTAATACTTCTGGAGAAAGTCAAATATTATATAATTACAATAATGCTTATAGCGGAAATGTAAATATATATCCAGAATATACATTAAACTTTGATAATGAAGTTGACGAATGGACATTAACAGATTATAATGGTAATACTAACTCTTTGTTTAGAAACTTCTATAGCAATTATATACAAGATTTATTTGACAAGAGAAAAAGAATATTAAAGATTGATGCACACTTGTCACAAGAAGTGTTAATTAATCATGAGCTAAACGATAAATTAATTATTAATGACGAACAATACACTATAAATCAAATACGAACTAATTTCATGACAGAAAAAAGTCAACTTGAATTATTAAATGTATTGCCTCCAACTTATTATGAGATACAATTATATTATGGTTTTGGAACTAATCTTTGTAGTACTGGAACTTTAGTAACCGTATATTCTGATGTTCCATCAATAACTTTTGGATCAGAAACTACTGGTAAAATATATTCAAATAAATCATTAACTGTGTTTGCACCTAATGGTAAATATGGAAATTCAAGTAATTACGATACATGGTATGCAGATGGTATGACGCCAACAGCACCTTCGCTTAGAGTGCAAGGTTGGTGGTATTCAGAATATGACACAGGAGGTGGCTATCCATTAACTTGTAGCGGTGGAGGATAAAAATAAAATATTATGATAAAGAATATACTTGACTTATTAAATGCAGATCACTGGTACGGTGTAAGCGAAAACATAGAGATTGCTAAAGGCAAATACTCTGGAGTAAAAGATTTTAAACAAATGAAAGAACAATTAAAGCGACTTAGACATGGCAACTAAAAAGGTACTTATACAGGTTATACTAAACGATCAAGCTAGTAAGCAAATCAAAAAAACTGGTGATGAAGTTCAAAAATTATCTAGTAAGGTTACCGTATTAAATAAAGAACAAAGACAACAAATTATAAATGATGAAAAATCTGCCATACACAAAAAGAATTTAATTAATGAATTAAAAGCACAGGCAGCAGCAGAGATGAATGTTGTTGCCGCTCAAAAACAAGGTAGAGCACAATCTGGATTAAACAATGCAATATTATTAGAAACTGGTCGTTTAGCATCTGATGCATCTTATGGTTTTACTGCAATGGCGAATAACTTAGGGCAAATAGTTACCCTGTTTGGTAGTTTTGTAGAAACAAATGGAGGTGTAGTTGCGTCTTTTAAAGAGTTGGGAAGGTCAATTATGGGCATGGGAGGAGTGTTAATAGCTATACAATTATTAATATCTTTTGGTCCAAAATTACTTAAGATGTTCACAGACATGAGCACTGAAGGATATTTGTTAAGTCAAACGTTTAAAGATGTTGGTAAAACTGTATCTAGTTTATCTGGTAATTTTGAAACATACATAAATATATTACAAAGCTCAACACAATCAGAAGAAAACAAAAATAAAGCAATACAAGCATTAAATAAAGAATATCCAGAATTTATAAAGAATTTAGATGAATCTGGCGTTTCTATGGAAAACATAAAAAACAACACAAAAGATGCTAATGAACAAATAAATTTGCAAAGAAAAGCAATACTTGAGCTTGCAAAATCTAGGGCGGCTACTGACAAAATACAAGAAGTTCAAACAGAAATTATTAATAAACAGATTGAAAGAGAAAGAGAATTAATAAGTGTAGGAGCTGAAAGCATGACACAAGATCAAATGAGAGCTGAAGCAGATAAAATTGCTTTTGATGAATTTACAACAGATGAAGAAAGAAGAAGATATTCAACTTTGCAAAGATTAGCAGATAACAAAGAAGAACATGATGAATTTATCAAAAACAAAAAAGAAGAAATAGATTTATTAAGCGAATATGTAAAAGTTGAAATAGGAAGAACAAAAGGTAGCGAAGATCAAAAGAAATATTCAAAACTAATAGTTGATAATTTTGATAGAGAAATACAAGCCATTAAAGATTTAGGGAGAATAAGAAAACAATTCTTTGAGAAAAACCTACAACAAGACGTTAAAGACAAAGAGACAGAAGAAGACAAAATTGATTTATTAAGAACACAAGCTTTAGCCAGAGTAGATGCAATTCAAGGGGGAGAGGTAGCAAAAAGACAAGCAAGATTAGAAATTAATACTTATTATGACAAACTTGAAGAAGAAGCTGAAGAGAAAAAAGAACTAAAATTACAAGAGATAAGAAACAAATATCAGTTAAAAACTTTAAAAGTAGAAGAAGACACACTTGATGATCCAGAAACTCAAGACGAGCTAGCACTGTTTGAAGAAAAACAATTAGCTAGAGTTGCTAAAGAAGAAGAGCTAGCAATATTAGCATTAGATAAATTAAAATTATCTACAGAAGATAAAGAAAAAGCTGTAACAGATATAGAAAATTATTATGCTGCTGTTAGATTAAAAAATAAAGAAGATAACCAAAAAACATCAGAAAAAATTGACGAGTTAGAAACCAAATCTAAATTAGAAGCGTTAGACAATATAGGAAAAGGATTGATGTCTGCGTCTAATATTGCAGGTAAAGCTACTGGTGTTGGGAAAGCTTTAGCTGTTGCAGGAACTTTAGTATCAACTTATTCAGCAGCACAAAAAGCATACGAAAGTCAAATGCAACTAACCCCTGATTCTCCTATTAGAGCAAAAATAGCAGCAGCAACAGCAGTTTTATCTGGTTTAGCAAACGTAAAAGCTATACTATCAGTTAAATCACCTGCAATGAAAGAAACGTCAGCAGTTACAGGAGGTCAAGGTAATGTACAAGTGCAAGCACCAGATTTTAATGTAGTTGGACAAGGCGGTGTAAATCAATTAGGTCAAGTTATTGGTGCACAATTTGGTCAACCATTAAGAGCTTATGTAGTAAGCGGAGATATTAGTACAGCTCAAGAATTAGATAGAAGTATAACAACAGGAGCAACAATAGGTTAATTATTAAAATAAATTCAATATGAAAATAGTAGAGTTAATTATAGACGAAGAACAAGAGTTATCTGGAATAGAAGCTATATCTATTGTAGATGAACCAGCAATAGAAGAAAACTTTATTGCATTATCTAAACAACATGAAGTAAAACTTGCTGAAGTTGATAAAGAAAAAAAGATATTAATGGGAGCTGCACTTGTGCCTAATAAAAATATATACAGAAGAAATGGTGAGGATGAGTATTATATATTCTTTAGTGAAGATACAGTAAGACAAGCGTCTCAATTATTCTTAATGAGAGGTAATCAAAACAAATCTACATTAGAACATCAAGCTGAATTGTATGGGTTGTCTGTAGTTGAATCGTGGATCATAGAAGATGAAGTGCATGATAAGTCAAGAAAGTACGGTATGGATTTGCCAATAGGAACATGGATGGTTTCTATGAAAGTAAATAATGATGAGGTTTGGGATAACTATGTTAAAACAGGTTTAGTAAAAGGATTTTCTATAGAAGGGTATTTTACTGATAAAATTGCTATGAGTAAATTAGAAGAAATACATAATGAAGAAGAAGCTACAGAAATATTGTTAGAGATTGCTAATTCAATACTAGACAATAAGTATGAGTTTAAAACTTATAGTGATTACGGAAGTGGTGTTAGAAACAACGCTAAAAGAGGTATTGAACTAAATAAAAAAGTAAATAATAAATGTGCAACTAGCGTAGGTAAAGTAAGAGCTCAACAATTAGCTAGAGGAGAAAAATTATCTGTATCAACGATTAAGAGGATGTATTCTTACTTATCAAGAGCAGAAACTTATTATGATGCTGGAGATAGTAAAGCTTGTGGAACTATATCATATTTATTATGGGGTGGTAAAGCAGGTTTAGCTTGGTCAAGAGGTAAACTAAGAGAACTTGGTGAATTAGATTTAAACGATGACGATCCATGTCAAGCAGGATATGAACAAGTTGGAATGAAAGATAAAGACGGTAGAAAAGTACCTAATTGCGTACCTAAACAATAATTTAATGGCAAAAAACAACGAAACTGTAAGTAATAGCTCTCCTAAAAGTAAAAGAAGAGGATGTTTGTGTAAAAATGGTACTTATTCAAGAAAGTGTTGTGATGGCACATTAAGAGCACAAGGTGTTGGAAAAGTATAAAAATCTAACAGCATTTTAATACCGAGTTAGTTAATAATAAATTAATTTATAAATCGAAATTTATGGAAAACACTAAAGCTACATCAATTTTGAACGACATCATGGAAAAACTATCATTAGTTAAAAAAGATGAAGTAAAAGAAGTTGAAGTTAAAGAAGAAGTAAATCTATCGGAACAAATTAAAGAAGAAGAATTAAAATCACAAGAACTTACTGAACTTGCTTGTCAAGAAGATGTAAAAGAGGATTTATCTACTGAAGAAGTTGTTTCTGAAGAATTACAAGAAGAGCTTCCTACTGTTGAGGAAGTTTCTGAAGAAATTGAGATGGATGAAACTAAATACGTTGGAAGAGACGAATTTGAATCGAAAATCTCTGAATTAAAAGGAATGATTGAAGAAATGAAATTAGGTTACGGTGAAGAAAAACTATCTATGCAAAAAGAAATAGAAAAGTTGTCTGCTGAACCTGCTTCTGAACCAATCTCACACAACCCTGAAGGGGAAGTAAAACAAAACCTCAAATCTTTTGCTCAAAACAGAATAATGAACACTAGAGATAGGGTAATGAACAGAATTGCTAATTTAAAATAAACTAAAACTAAAAATTAATTAAAAAATGGCTACTACTACATCAATTACAACTACTTATGCTGGAGAATTTGCAGGTAAGTATATTTCTGCTGCTTTGTTATCAGGTGTTACACTAGATAGAGGTGGTATTGAAATCAAACCAAACGTAAAGTTCAAAGAAGTAATCAAAAAACTTGCTACTGATTCTAACGTAATCAAAGATGCAACTTGTGATTTTACTGACACTGCAACTATTACATTAACTGAGAGAGTTCTTCAACCAGAAGAATTCCAAGTAAACCTAGAGCTTTGTAAGAAAGATTTCAGATCTGACTGGGAAGCTGTATCTATGGGTTACTCTGCTTTTGACAACTTACCTCCTAAATTCAGTGACTTCTTAATTGGTCATGTTGCAGGATTAGTTGCTGAAAAAACAGAAAACAACATCTGGAAAGGCGTTAATGCTAACGCTGGTGAATTTGACGGATTTACAACTTTAATGGCTGCTGATGCTGACGTTATTGACGTTGCTGCTGCTACTGTAACATCTGCTAACGTTATTGCTCAATTAGGAGCTATTGTTGATGCTATTCCTTCTCAACTTTACGGTAAAGAAGATTTATACATCTATGTATCACAAAACATTGCTAGAGCTTACATTAGAGCACTAGGAGGATTTGGAATACTACAAAATGCTGCTGGAACAGAAAATGTATCTGACATAGGAGCTAACGGAGTTGGAGGACAAGGAACTATGTGGTGGCAAAATGGAGCATTATCTTTTGATGGTGTAAAATTATTTGTTGCTAACGGTTTAGCTGACAACAGAGCTGTTGCTGCTCAAAAATCAAACCTATACTTTGGAACTGGATTATTATCAGATCACAACGAAGTAAAAGTTATTGATATGGCTGACTTAGATGGTTCTCAAAACGTAAGAGTTGTTATGAGATTTACTTCTGGAGTACAGTACGGAATAGGATCAGAAATTGTTCTTTATTCTTAATAAATTAAATTAACCAAAAATTAGGGTAGGTAGGTAAGTACCTGCTTACCCTTTTTTTAATAAAAAATAATAAACTATGGCTTGCGATTTATCATTAGGTAGAAAAGAACCTTGTAAAGATGTTGTTGGTGGTATTAAAAATGTTTATTTTGCTGATTTTGGAGATTTTGGTACTGTTGCGTATGAAACGGATACTGATATAGTAAATTCTTTAGGTAGTACTATAACAGTGCTAAAGTACGAAATTAAAGGCAACTCATCATTTGAGCAAAACATTACTTCATCAAGAGAAAACGGAACAACATTCTTTGAACAAACATTAAATTTAACACTACATAAATTAACTAAAGAAGACAATAAAGAGCTTAAGCTTATGGCTTATGGTCGTCCTCATGTAATTGTTGAAGATTATAACAAAAACTTATTTGTTATGGGATTAGAAAATGGTGCTGATGTTTCTGGTGGAACAATAGTAACTGGAGCTGCTATGGGGGATTTAAGTGGTTACACACTTACATTAACTGGTATGGAAAAAGTACCAGCTAACTTCTTACATAAAACTTCTGCTACTGAAACTATAGACACTACATTAACTGGTGTTGGTATTTCTACTATTACACCTGGTAATAATTCATAAGAATTAAATTTAATTAGGTTAACAAAAGGGATGCTTCGGTGTCCCTTTTTTTATGAAAACAAATTTAAGTATTGTTGTTATTTATAATATGGTAATATTAACAACATCAACAAATGCTCAGAGTTTTAAAGTAATTCCTAGAAGTACACCAAGCTCAGTAACGTTTGAACTAACAGATAAATCTAAAAGAACAACAAGCGCAGTTTCAGTTACTGTGGTTAATTCCAATGGTTATATGACTGTTACAGGTAGTTTTGCTTTGATTGAAGGAAGATTTTATTCATTTGCTATAAAGAATGGCTCTGTAATTATATATAGAGGTTCTATTTTTTGCACAGATCAAACTAATTTTAATACCTTTGATGTACACTCTGGAGAATACACTACAGAAAACACATACGATAACGATTTTGTAATAATATGAAAAAAGTAAATAAAATGGCAAGAAGAAGATACAACAACCCATTGCCAAAAGCAGAAAAAGGAAAGATACATATAGTCAATATGTCATCTTATACACGACCAGAAATTGTAGAACAATACAATAGAGATTGGGTAGAGTATGGAGAAGACAACAATTACTTTGATTATTTAATTGACAGATACAATGGTAGTGCTACAAATAACGCTGCTATTAATGGTATTGCTGAAATGATATATGGAAAAGGGTTAGAAGCTGTAGAAGAAGATGCTAAAGGAAAAGATTATAAAGAAATGAAAGAGCTCTTTACTAAATCTTGTATGAAAAAAGTATGTTATGACTACAAGATGATGGGACAAGCTGCAATTCAAATAATCTATTCTAAGGACAGGAAAAAGATTGTGCAAGTAGAACATATGCCTGTAGAGACGTTAAGGGCAGAGAAGGCAAATAACAAGGGTGAAATCAAGGGTTATTACTACGCTAAAGATTGGTCAGAAGTAACTTATAAGACACAACCAAAAAGAATACCTGCATTTGGCACAAGTAGCTCAGGATTAGAAATATTATATATTAAACCTTATAGAGCTGGTTTTTACTATTACTCTCCTGTAGATTATCAAGGAGGATTACAATATGCAGAACTAGAAGAAGAAATAGCGAACTATCATATAAATAATATACAAAATGGCTTGGCTCCAAGTATGCTTATAAACTTTAATAACGGTGTTCCTACAGAAGAGCAACGATCTTTGATTGAGCAAAACATACAAGAAAAATTTAGTGGCTCTTCTAATGCTGGTAGATTTATATTAGCGTTTAACGATAGCAAAGAGCTTTCTGCAAGTATTGAGCCAGTTATACTAAGTGACGCACACGAACAATATAAATTTCTTAGTGATGAATCAATGAGAAAAGTTATGGTGTCTCACAGAATTGTATCTCCTATGCTTGTAGGTATAAAAGATAATACTGGATTAGGAAATAATGCCGAAGAACTACAAACAGCTTCTTTACTTATGGACAATACAGTTATACGACCTATGCAAGTTACTATATTAGATGAATTAGAAAAAGTATTAATGTACAACGGAATTGAATTAGACATATACTTTAAAACACTACAACCTTTAGAATTTACTGACTTAACAAATGCTATAAATGATGCTGAGATAGAAAAAGAAACTGGTATAAAAAAAGGAGATAGTGAAATTATAGAAGAAGAACAAATTAATACAGAAGAATAATGGCAAAAGCACTCTTTATAAAACGATCAGATTTAGTAAAAAACACTGCGTTAAATTCAAATGTAGATACAGATAAGTTTATACAATTTATTGATCTAGCACAAGAAATACACATACAAAATTACTTAGGTACAGATTTGTATGAAAAAATAAGTGCTGATATTTTAGCTGGCACATTATCTGGAGATTACTTATCTTTAGTTAACGATTATATACAACCTATGTTAATACACTTTGCTATGGTAGAATATTTGCCTTTTGCAGCTTATTCTATATCTAATGGAGGTGTGTATAAACATAATTCAGAAAATAGTCAAATAGCGACAAAAGAAGAAATAGATTTTTTAATACAAAAGGAGAGAGATTTTGCTGAATACTATGCTCAAAGATTTATAGATTATATGAGCTTTAATGCACCTTCTAAATTTGATGAGTATTATAGTAATTCAAACCAAGATATATATCCAGATAAAGATACAGGGTTTCACGGATGGGTGATATAAAGAAAAACTACAAACCTAAACAGGTTAACGTAACAAAATTATTAACGTATTTAAAAAAGAAAGATAATGACACACATAATAAATTGGGAAAAGATGTTTAATTCACAACCAACTTGTTTTGAATAATGGCATCTCTTTCTAATAATAAAATAAAAGATACTTATCAATCTCTTGTTAAGTTCAATGATAATGGTAACATAACTACATCAGCAAAAAGATTAACAGACGGATTTGGTAATAACTCTCCGTTTTTTGTATCTACAACACAAATAGGAATTGGTGTAACTCCAACACTAGGTTATGATCTTCATGTAAATTCAAATGCTAAAATAGGTGGCAACTTACTTGTTAGTGGCAATCTTACAGTTAGTGGTACTCTTACATATTTAGATGTAGAGGATTTAGCTACTGAGGACCCCTTAATTAAATTAGCAAGAAATAATGTTGGAAATAGTTTAGACATAGGATTTTTTGGTAAGTATGTAGAATCTACGGTTACAAAATACAAAGGATTATTTAATGATGCTGATGATAATAAATGGAAACTATTTATAGGTACAAGTGATGAACCCACTACAATAGTTAACACAAGTGGCACAGGATATACAGTTGGAACTCTTGTAGCTAATTTAGAGGGTAATGTAACTGGTGGCACTATAAGTGGAACTACTGGTACTTTTTCTGGTTCGATTCAATTAGAAGGACCAGATGGAGGTTTGGTTTTTAGAAATTGGACAGCTAACTCAGGTTATGCAAGTATAGCGACAAATAGCATGACTGGCCAAGAGTATGCTTTACTTACAGATGGCACTAACACTTTTTTAAGTGGAGGTGGAGCTGGTTATGTTAGAATATGTGGTGGAACAAATAATACTGCTCATGCTTTAGAAATAGGAACTACTTATGCTAAATTTGTTGGTAATTTACAAGTAGTTGGTGCTATAAAAGATTCAAGTGGTGATGCTGGTACAAGTGGGCAATTATTAAGTTCTACTGGTACTGGAACTAACTGGATTGATTTTGAACCTGATGTTGCAAAAAGAATTGATGTGACTGTTAAAAATGTGAGTGGTGCGTCTCTTGCAAAAGGAGTTGTAGTTCATGCAGCTCCAACAGCAACCCCACCTAGTGGCAATGTTATTGAGGTTATTGCAGCAGATGCTAATGTTGCATCTAGTATGCCAGCTATTGGTGTATTAAATGAAACTATTGCTGATCAAGCTGAGGGTGAGGCAGTAATGTTTGGAGCAGTAAGCGGAATTGATACCTCTGGTTTTTCAATAGGTGATGAATTATACGTTTCTGAAACTGTTGGCTTGTTAACAGCTACTAAACCAACTGCTTTTGGTAGTCAAGTACAAAAAATAGCAGTAGTAATAAAATCTCATGCAAGTAATGGATTGATAAAAGTGTTTGGTGCTGGTAGGGCAAATGATGTGCCTAATAGAGTTGATCGAGATATGAATTTTACTGATGATTCTGAATTAACTTTTGGTGATAGCTCAGATTTAAAAATATATCATAGTACAAATAATATAGTTAGAATAAACTCAGGAGATTTAATATTTAATTCATTCGTTACAGATGGTGATATTAAGTTTCAATTAGATAATGGATCAGGATCATTAACTGAATATTTAAGATTAGATGGCGGAAGTGAAAACATAGTTGCTAGTAAAACTATTAGTGGAAACGTAACTGGTAACTTAACTGGTAATGTTACTGGCGACTTAACAGGTGATGTTACTGGAGATTTAACAGGAAATGTTACTGGAAATGTTACAGGTAATGTAACTGGCAATTTAACAGGTAATGCCTACTTAAACACAATAGCATATCAAGGTGGTGAAGGAACTGAACTAGATAATAGTGCTTACAATGCAGATGGTATTGGAACAACTTTTAGATGGATTGAAAATAATAGCTCTACAACAGGTACAACTTGGAAAAAAGTAGCAGATGTTGTTATTAATGATGTTGGTTTTAAGAGTGGGGTTCAAATGGAGGTTAGGGTATTACAACCAAATACATATTGGGGTGATAACGCTAGTTTAAATACTATATATTATAGCATAGCTTTTAGAGGTGATGAATCTGATACTGGACCATTTTATGATGATGCTTTAGTATATGGACCAGATGCTAATTTAATTAGAGTTTATAAAACATCTACTCATAATTATGAATTACAAGCTAGATCAAATGATAATAATGAAGATTTAGTAGTTGAGTGTAATATAACAAGCAAAAACGGAGCTAAAGTAACTCCTACAACTACATATACTGATGGAACTATAACTGGAGGAACCGCTTATACTGCTTCACCAAACAATTTAAATGTAACAAAATTTGCTGGTAATGTTGAATTTGAAGGTGCAGTATTTGATGATGCAGAAGTTGAAGATTTAAGAGTTAATGAATATTTATATTTTGG